TTATTTATGCTTTATTTTCCTGACGATACGTACAATTAAGCGAACAATTGCATAAGTACAAATTAAAATCACTAACCAGGTAACGGATAGCTCACGATCTTCTAATTCAACAGATAAGTTTTCATTACCTTTGTTTAATTCATTGATCTTCGAATTAAGATTGGCAATTTTATCAGCAGATTCATCACGTACCGCGCTAGAGCCTTTATCATAGCCTTGCCGATAAAGATTCTCACCGAATTCAGTTAATTCGTCATAGGTCATGTCAACCTTGTCGGAGCCATCTGGGAGAATAAGCGAAGGGCCTGAACTTGACTCATTAGGTACTGATTCGTCAGCATCCAGAAGGGGAGCCAGTGCAGGAATCGAACTTGATTCGGACGATGGAGAAGTATCCGCGCTTTTTATGGAACTTGGGACTGAATTGGATATGGATTCATAAGGACAAATTCCATTCGGGTGCAAGTGAGCCGGGTAGCCATGATGATAGTGATAGGGGCCAAGCCCGCTCACATTATTATTATCCCTGTGCCCGCCATTTGCGTCGGTGCGTCCGCTGTGCGCAAACACAGGAAGAGCCAATAAAAACAAACAAACGATCACTAATACAAACCAACTCCGCTTCTTCATTCCGTCCCCTCCACGATGCAAAACAGGCATAAGAGGCCCTTATTTTTTAGTAGCATACTTCTCCAAATCCAAATCAAAAAAGAACGGGACGATAAAAGCCATGGACAACAGCCAGAAAAAAGCCATAACGGGATCAGCCTTAATAAACAATCCGGAGACATATACGGTTCCGCTCAACAACAAAAAGGCGATACCGGTCTCCACGAGACCAATTACCCCCAATAACTTAGGATTAAAACGCCCCTTCCATCCGTGAGCCAATAAGGCGGGGAAAAGATAATATTTTTTTATGGGATATAAAATCGGATTTGATTTTTTGAATATAGAAATAGCCGTTAGCACAAAAACAATTGGAAGCCCAACTACAATATAAGTAGGAAGAAATGCAAAAAGTAATATAAGGAAAAACCATTCCATAAATATTCTCTCCCATCTTTCATATTAAAAAGGTGATGCCGTTGGTTTCAGCGGCATCACCTTTTTGTTTATGTCGTGATGTCCGTCCAAGATGTCAGAAACTACAAAACCAAAGATGTCAGGTGTAATAAGTCACGAAGATGAAAACGACGCCATCATAGCGGGTAATAGGCATCACAGTTTTTGTTTTGTAGCCTTGGCTGGGTTTACAGCGTTTTCGGGATTCATAGTATGTATGATATCATCCGCCAAAGCGGAGGAATCAAGCGAGGGAGTTTCGATCTCAAGCAGCTTATCAATGGCATATTGCACTGCAGGATGATTGCGATAAGCGAGTATTACTTTTTCTTCATGAGCGCTTAACGAATGCACGGAAGGGATTTTTTTAAACCCAAACGCCTCGTCCACCGAAACCCCATAGATATCGCACAGAGCAAACAAAGTATCTGCATCTGGCTGAGATTGACCGGTTTCCCAGGACGCTAAAGTTTGTTGCTTACGGCCAACTTTCTCAGCGGCTTGTTTTTGAGTATACCCGGCCTTAATTCGAATCTCTTTCAATATTTTTGCAATTTCATCTTTTGTCATAAGTAAACCCTCCATGGGTAGATTATACCATTTGAATTTCAAAAATCAATACAAAAACTGAAAAATTCGGTAAAAATGTTATTGACAACCGAAATTTTCAGTAGTATCATATAGTTGTACCGAAGAATTCAGTAAGGAGGAATAAAAATGAAAGACATTCGTGATAATCTGAAAACCGCCATCGAAAGAAGCGGCATGAAACAAATCGCAGTAGCAGAACGTGCCAATCTTAGTCCTGCGAAACTATCAGGAATTTTAAATAAGAAGCGCAAATTGGAAGCTGGAGAAATGTTTAGCATCTGCGAGGTAATTAACATTTCACCCGAGAGATTGAAACTCTTTTCCACCGACCAGGACCAAACCGACAAGGCCAGCTGACCGCACTTTTCCGAAAAATCGGAAAATCAACTATGCTCTTGCTGTATTTGTGATAGGACAATCTACCGGAATCATACAGAGAATTGAGGTGATCAATATGCCGAGATTTCCACCGCCATGTGACGAATTGTTGATAACCATTAATGGCGAGACTGTTCCCGTACAATCGCTCCCACCGGAAGAGTGGGCAGCCTACAAAAAGAAAATGATGGAAAATGTCGGCAGGATCATGTCGGCAGAACTGGCAAGGGAAGCCATGATGAGCAGGGAAAGGGATGTATAAAATGATCTGCCTCAGACTTGTAAAAATCATCTACGGCGACGGTAGCGCTGAAAGTTATCTTTCACCAGCGACCTACAATGAAGTGCTGGAGCAGGCGAGGGAAGTAGCGCGGGCGCGCGGGACTTTTGTACGTGGCTTTACATTCAGATTATCGTAACTCAGGAGGACGTCATGAAAAGTATTTTACAGGACGACAAAGAGTGCTTTGCTACACAATCAACCAGCAATCTGCATAAGCATCACATCTTCTTCGGAAACGGATACCGTAAAATATCCGAGAACAACGGGTTTTGGGTTTGGCTTCGGCAAGACTGGCACAACGGCGAGGATTACGGAGTACATTCCAATAGGCAATTTGATCTTAAACTGAAACGCCAATGCCAGGCCAAATTCGAAGAAACCCATTCCCACGAAGAGTTTATGCGCCTGATCGGGAGGAATTACCTGCCATGAACGACGAACTTTGCCCGCGCTGCGGAGAACATCCAATTGCGGAGGGCAACACGCTTTGTACATCCTGCCGGCGCGAGATCGGCCCGGACGGTTTCATTCCACACTATAACACTGCCTGCCCGGTATGCGGCGCCGAACTGCAATTTGCAGTCAACTGCAAAAAGCACCGCGCCCTGGTCTGCCTGTCGCACTGCTACACCTGCGCCTACATAGACGAGCAGACCAGCATAACCCGATGCGACTTCCTCCGTAAAAAAGTGCACGAAAAAACGGTTTAACCCCTGCCGACCAAAGCCGGGTTAAACCGTTTGCAATATCTAAGTACGGACAAGCCGTCCCTATACCAATATAGTACCACAATATCATGTGTATTGTCAAGCGGACAAGCACTTTTAACGCTAAATATAGAGTGGACAAGCAGGGCAAACCAATGCCTTTGAGTCCCTCGTAATGGGTATTAACTTTGTGCCCATCGTTTTACACTAAGCCAGAATAAGGAGGTCATAACACATTTTCTTTTTAATTGACTGAACCCATGTGGGTGCGGGGGTGAATGGTCAGGCGGTTGGAAAGTTGGAAACCTTGTTTTCAATCTTTTCAATCACCTGGACAGAGGGGGACAGTCCCCCTTCATCAGGACAACAAAGACGGAAAGGGGGAGCAGCTGCTTGCCTGGAACCGGGAATATCAGAGAAAAATGGGTTCACTGCGGAAACGGGTACAACGAGTTTTACATATATGCCAAGTCAGACACGGACCCGCCGACCAAACGTAACAAACACTACCGCGAATCGCGGCCGGCACAGCAGAACCTGAACGACAAATACGCCCGCCGGTACTTCATCCGGCTGGTATACGGGAACTTTTACTGGAAGGATTACCACATCAGTGCAACCTATGACGAAGAGAATCTACCTAAGACGTGGGAACAGGCCGTGCGGGACGGAGCTAACTATATAAAACGCATTGCCCGACGGTGCAAAAAGTTGGGGCTCCCGCCGCCGAAGTGCCTCGGCATCATCGAGTGTTACGACAAAATCGGAAAACCCTGCCGCGTCCACCATCATATCCTCGTATCCTGCGGATTGACCCGGGAAGAACTGGAAAGCCTCTGGCACAAGAAGGGCATGAAAAAAGGTGAGACCATCGGGTTTGTCAATGCGGATCGTATCCGCAACAGCAAGGACAGCATCGAGCGTCTGGCCCGGTATATCAGCAAATATCCCGACAAGGCCGACGATATAGAGGATGCCCAGGAGCTGGACGAGCTCCACCGTCGTCCGCGCGGCCGGCGCCGCTGGTATTCCTCCGGGGACCTAATACGGCCGTTTGAAACCTACGCGGACACCAAGTACAAGCCGCGGGAGTTCGGAAAGATGCTGGACCGGTACCGTGACCGGGATTTCTGGGAGGAAACTTACCCAGGGTATCAATATATCGGGTGCACCCGGGAGCACAGCGATCTGTCCGGATGGTGCATCTGCCTGAAAATGCAGAAAATGACATGTTGACAACAAAGGAGCGCTGAAAAAATGGACAAATTTTATCACATTACCGCCGCATACGATAAGGATTGCACACCTCAATCACTAGAAGCCGCAACTAAGGATATGCGTGATTTTTTCCGCCGAATCAAAAAAAGATGCAAGCAGCAAGGGACGGAACGTCCTGAATACCTTCTGCTCCAGAAAGTGCTATGCCGCAAAGCGCTATCTGGATAATAACCCGGAGGTAACCAAGACCTGCGCCGTCTGCGGAAAACCGTTCCAGACGCGCATCAAAAACGATGTTTATTGTTCCGACGAATGCAAGGATAAGGCTTCCCAGCGGGAAAACGTCCTCAACCGGGACTATACGGAACTGACCCCCTACCTCTGCCAGAAGTGGCGTCGGGAAGGTATGAGCATCAAAAAAATTGCGGCCTTGGTATCCAGGTCACCGGAAAATGTGCGCAAGGCTCTGAAAATCAGGCTCTCTCGGGAAGATTACGCAACGATGGAAGAATATGCAAGATAAGGAAGGCTTCAAATGGGACAGAACTGCATAGAGCGGATGGAAACCAACCACACAAAATACAAAATCGCCATGTTCCGGGTAAAGCAGCAACAGCCTTATGAGTTTAAAAAGGCTTATGCAGAAATACGCGCATGGGAGTTTTACAAAAAGATCATAGGCGCCGGCCATAATGTCCATGTCTCCGTGGGGGGGGTTGGACAGCATCACGCTTTTACTGTTTCTTCGGTCAATCGGAATAGATATGCCGGCAGTCTCGGTTTCCACGCTGGAGGATAAAAGCATCCAGAAGATACATAAGCAGCTCGGAGTCACGGCGCTTAAACCCGAAAAAAGCAAATTAGAGGTTATTCGGGAATACGGGTTTCCGGTACTGTCAAAAGAAATCGCAGGCAAGATAGATCTCTTGCAACGCCCTTCCGAAAAGAACGCGACGGTGCGTCATGCTATCATCACCGGCGAAACTGGAGAATACGGCGGAAATCGGCAGGATACCCGCATGAAACTGTCTCAATGTTGGATGGAACTGTTCGCCGGATATGAAAATGCCAACGAGGGCGTGAACTACAAAATCGCTCCGTTCAAGGTGTCCGACAAATGCTGTTACTGGCTTAAAGAACTGCCGTGCGACAAATATGCTAGGGAAAACGACAGTTTCCCATATCTTGGCCTGATGGCCAGCGAAGGCGGCCGCCGCCAGAAGTCGCTTATGATGCACGGATGCAACTACTACGGAGTGAGTACGACCAGATCAGCTCCATTTGCCATCTTTGATCGACAGGACGTTTTGCGGCTTGCACTTGATCTGCATGTCCCAGTACCGGAAATCTACGGAACAATAGAGCGTGACGATAGCGGGAAACTCTACACAACTCGCGCGCAAAGAACCGGTTGCAGCATGTGCGGGTTTGGAATCCACATGGAAAAGCGTCCGCACCGGTTTGACCGTCTGCGTGAAGATAACCCAAAGGAATGGGAATTTTGGATGTACCGTTGCGCAACAGATCCGAATACAGGAGAAAAATTTGGATGGGGCCGCGTACTGGATTATATCGGCGTCGGGTGGGAGGACATCTACACCGACTGGGCCAAGCAGCAGACAACATTATGGTGAAAAAGGAGAACCGCATGAGCATCAAAAGCTATGGCACCAGTCAGAACTACTGGAAAGCCATGATACGGCAGCTGGACAGCCAGAAAGACCGCAGCAAATCAAAGCCCCGAAAGAAGAGGAAACGCAAATGAGCTACATAGACTTCCTGAAAAGCAAAATTTCCATTGCGCCGGTAGCGGGCTTCGACATTTCACCGGATGAAGTCAACCCGGCGCTGAAACCGCACCAGCGCGATGCGGTAGTATGGGCGATCCGCGGCGGCAGGCGTGCGCTGTTTGAATCCTTCGGTCTGGGGAAAACGGCGCAGGAACTGGAATTCTGCCGGATAGTTATTAAGCACAAAGGCGGACAGGCTCTGCTTGTGCTTCCGTTGGGCGTCCGGCAGGAATTTGTACATGACGCAGTGGAACTATTACACATCGACCCGCCTGTATATGTGCGGAATATGGAGGAAATCCGCGCGACGGCCGCGCCTATCCTCATGACCAACTATGAGCGGGTGCGCGATGGAGATATAGACCCTGCATATTTTAAAGCAGCCGCAGGACTAGATGAAGCGTCTGTTCTGCGTTCCTACGGATCCGACACCTATCAGACGTTCCTCCCAAAATTCAAAGGCGTTCCCTATAAGTTGGTCTGTACGGCCACACCATCGCCGAACCGCTACAAAGAACTGATTCACTACGCAGGTTTTCTGGAAATCATGGACACCGGGCAGGCTCTTACGCGCTTCTTTCAGCGGGACAGCACAAAAGCCAACAACCTAACCTTGTACCCGCACAAGGAAAAAGAATTCTGGCTCTGGATATCCTCCTGGGCGCTCTTCATTACCAAACCTTCAGATCTGGGTTACGACGATACCGGATACGATCTGCCGCCGCTGGATGTCAGATACCACCGTATTTGTGTAAAGCCTGAACATGTGATCGAAGATCAGGACGGGCAAACCAAACTGTTTCGGGAGGCGGCAACCTCCCTGCCGGATGCGGCAAAGGAAAAGCGGGAGAGTATCGGCGCCCGGGTTGCCAAAATGAAAGAGATCGTAGAAGCAGATCCGGAAGAACACTTCCTACTGTGGCATGACCTCGAAGAGGAACGCCACGCGATCAAAAAGGCCATTCCGGAAACGGTGGACATTTACGGATCCATGCCGTACGAAACACGGGAACAGAGGACCATTGATTTTTCAAATGGCAAGATCAAACTCTTTGCCACAAAGAAACTGCTTTCCGGTAGCGGGTGCAACTTTCAGAAGCATTGTCACCGGGCGGTCTTTTTAGGCATCGACCACAAATTCAATGACTTCATTCAGGCCATTCACCGCATTTATCGTTTCCTGCAAACAGAGCAGGTGATCATAGACATCATCTACACGGAAAATGAGGATGAAATTCTGCGGGACCTGATGGAAAAATGGAAGCGGCACAATAACCTTGCGGAACAAATGACGGCCATCATCAAAAAATACGGCTTATCCGGCGCGACCCTGTTCGACCAGTTAAGCCGCAGCATAGGAGTTGAGCGAGTGGAAATAAAAGACAGGCATTACACCGCGGTCAATAACGACTGCATTCTGGAAACGGAGCGGATGCAGGAAAACAGCGTAGACTTGATTCACACCTCTATCCCGTTTTCCAACCATTACGAATATACCCCAAGCTATAACGACTTCGGCCATAACGAGGATACGGCAAAATTCTTTGAGCAGATGGACTATCTTTCCCCGCAGCTCCTGCGGATTCTGCGCCCCGGCCGCGTGTTCGCCTGCCACGTCAAGGACCGTGTTCTATTTGGGAACGCCACAGGAACCGGGATGCCGACAATCGAACCGTTCCACGCAATGTGCATCAATCATTACATGCGGCACGGGTTCCAGTATTTCGGCATGATCACCATTGTGACCGACGTTGTGCGGGAAAACAATCAAACCTACCGGCTGGGATGGTCGGAGCAGTGCAAGGACGGCACCAAAATGGGCGTGGGCTGCCCGGAATATATCCTGCTATTCCGCAAACTGCCGACCGATACCGGAAAGGCCTATGCGGATGTACCAGTGAAAAAGTCCAAAGCAGACTATACCCGCGCACAGTGGCAGATTGACGCGCACGGCTTCTGGAGATCATCAGGAGATCGCTTTCTATCCAAACATGAAATCGAGGCTATGCCGGTTAATAAGCTGCAGGCCGTGTACAGGAAGTTCAGTTTAGACAACGTGTACGATTATGCGGAGCATGTCGCCCTTGCGAAACAACTGGACGAAAACGGAAAACTTCCCGCAACTTTCATGGTTGTCGCTCCCGCCAGCTGGACAGATGAAGTATGGGACGATATCAACCGTATGCGCACGCTAAACACGACGCAGAGCCAGCGCAGGCAGCAAATGCACGTCTGCCCCCTGCAAATAGATATCGTCGACAGGATTATCAACCGGTACAGCAGCAGGGGCGAGGTCGTATTTGACCCGTTCGCGGGATTGTTCACCGTTCCGGTGGAAGCGGTCAAGCTGGGAAGAACCGGCTACGGTATAGAACTCAATACGGACTATTTCCGGGACGGAGTCGGGTACCTGCAGGCGGCAGAATCCAGACGGGACATGCCAACGTTATTTGACTATCTAGCGGGTTAATCATTTCAAAATCATAATAGCGGGAGGTATATCATGAAGCGATATTTCAAAAACGCGGTTACCGGGCATCCCTTAGTGCTGGACTTTCGTCCTCCGCTCTGCCATCAATCCGTCGAAAGCCTTAGCAGCCTGATACATATACCACTTATTGAGATCACCAAAAAGGACTTTATTGCCATGTCGAACCCCATGTGGGACAAGATACAGGAAAATGCCCGTCTGGATCCTCCGGAGAGGGGAGGCGTAGCATATTGAAAGCATGTTGCCCAACCTGCGCCATCCGCAAATCCTGCCCAGACCGTAGCAGGGTTTACCCCTGCAACCACTGGCACCCGCACAACAGCCCCAGAGAGGGTAGAACACGCCCGGCCGGTAAGAAAGCCGCGCCGGTCCGACAAATCAAAAATTATGCATAGACAGAACGGAGGGACACTATGCCAAAAGAAACCGTCTACTTAGCGGGTAAAATCACAGGAGATCCCGATTATCGCGAAAAGTTCACGGTAGCCGCACGGGAGCTGGAGGCTGCAGGATTCATTGTACTTAACCCGGCCATACTTCCGCAGGAAGGTTTTACATGGGAAGCCTACATGCGTATGTCTATGGCCATGCTGGATGAATGCACATCAGTCTGCTTTCTTCCGGACTGGAAGGATAGCCAGGGCGCGATTTGGGAATACGGCAGAGCGTTTGCAACCGGAAAGCGCATCCTTATGTACGAAGAGTGGAAGCCAATATGGGGACGGCCTGCAGAGAAGCCCGTAGAAATGCCGGAGGTCCACCAATGACCAACAAATCACACACTAGCGGGATTTCCGAGAGCATTGAACAACAACAACTTTTCGCCTGGGCGGAGTGGCTTATTCCGCGCCGCCCGGAGCTGGCGCTCATGTATCATATCCCCAACGAGGGCAAGCGCAGCAAAGCAACCGGAGGCCGCATGAAAGCGGAAGGGCTCAAAGAGGGTGTCCCAGATATCTGCCTGCCGGTTCCGTCAGGAACATATCATGGGCTTTATATCGAAATGAAACGCGTCGGCGGTAAAGCCTCGAGTGAGCAGCGCAAGTGGGTCCATCTTTTGTCAGAACAGGGCTATCGCGCGGAAATCTGCCAGGGCTTTGAAGCCGCCGCAACGATAATCATGAAATACTTAGAATTGAAAGGGGAGATTCACCATGTCAAATGCGACTAAGTTTTATCCCGTCCACTACGATGAAACCACCATTGAGCAGGCCGCCGTGGATATCCACAATGTTACATATGCCATGCGGGAGCCGCGCCCGCAAAACCGCTATGCAGCTTGCCGTTTCTGCGGGCAATTCGTTGATTTTACAGGCGTCCCGCTTGCTTGGGATGCGGATATCGCCGAGGAGGCAACACTTCGCTGCAGCTGCCCGGACGCCAAGCGTTACGCAGACCAGCTTACCGCCGCCCGCCGTGCCAGGGAAAACCGGCAGTTTGCAATTGAGGATGCTCGGCAAATCATTGATGATCTGTTCGGGGATGGCGCAGTCGGTTACGGCCGAGTTCCGATCAAAGAGGAAACTCGCCAGCATATCTTAGATGCAGCGATTATGATATACGACCGCCGCATGAAGGCCGTAACCATCAATCTAACATCCTGCATCAAAGTGAAGATCACGAAAAACAGCAAGGACAAGCTGATCATCGAGCGCAGCGACAGCGCGGTAAATAAACAGGAGGTGGCAGGGTAATGCCGCTATTAAATTACACGACGAAAGTTGATATTTTCACAACGCTTGGCGCCATCCAAGGTCAGTTGGTGAAACATGGTGCCAAAAAGATACTGCAGGACTACGACGACAATGGGCGCATCACGGCACTGTCTTTTATGATTGATACACCTTCAGGACTGCGTGGTATCCGGCTCCCAGCAAATGTAGATGCAGTACATAAGGTTCTCATACGCCAGAAAATCAAATGTGACCGCGAACAGGCGGAGCGTGTCGCGTGGCGTATCGTAAAGGATTGGATTGAGGCTCAAATGGCGATCCTCGAATCTGAAATGGTCCAGATGGATGAAATCTTTCTGCCTTACATGGTTAACAATAATGGTCAGACGTTTTTCGAGGCATACCAAAACAATCAATTGATGCTGGAGGGATAGAAATGCCAGTAACATCATCAGACATCAAGAAAGCCCTTAGCATCCGTCACGGCATGGACTTCTTCACTACCGAGTGTATGAGCGGACCATCAGGGCGCGGCACATACCGGTTTGATGCAGTAGCAATCTCCAAGAGTTGGGCAAAGCCGACCATCACGGGATACGAGGTCAAAGTATCCCGCAGCGATTTCAAGGCAGACAACAAATTTTATGCTTACCTCCCATATTTCCACGAACTGTACATAGCATGTCCAAAGGGCATGATTTCCCGAGAAGAACTCCCGGAGAGCATCGGACTTGTGTGGTACAACCCGGAAACCGGAGAAATCCGCGCTAAAAAGCGGGCTCCATATCGCGACATTGAAATAAGCGTGGAAATGCTGCTTCATATTTTTTATAGTCACATGCAATCGGACAGAACTCCATTTTGTGCCAACAGAGCCGAATATGTAAAGCAGTATATTGAAAGCAAGCGCAGCAATCACGATATCGGACGGAAGCTTGGCTCAAAATTGGCGATTCAATTGCAAGAACAGCAGCGCATGTTGGATCGGTACAAACGCAGCGGCAAGGACCTTGAATTACTGGATTCCATCGTAAAAGTATTAGACAAATATCAGATTTACGGGTTCGGAGATAGCCTTAGCGAAGAACTGGACAAGGCATTATCCAGAGGCTATCCGCGCGAGATAGATCTAATCCGCAATCAGTTGTCCCACACAGTTGAACAACTCAACCGGATATGTGACAAAAAGGAGCGTGAACCATGGGCCTTATAAATTATGAAGTTTGCGACCGTTGCGGTAAAAAGATCAAAAAACCGATATTTCCTTTTGTAAAATACAAAACCACGGTTTCAATAACGACCCTCTTCGGACACGGAAGTTTTGACTATTCCAGCAATGAAAAAGTGCTATGCAAGAAGTGTGCAAGAGACCTTGAAGAGTTTATGAGGGAAGGTGAAATGCATGAAACCCATCTATCAGCCCGCAGGCCGCGCCCGTGAATACGGTGACTATGCAATCAATATCTATACTGGTTGTCCCCACAGATGCTATTATTGCTTTGCTCCAAATGTTCTACATAAGACCAGGGAAGAATTCCATTGCCATGTAGAGCCGCGCAAAGGCATTGTTGATGCCGTTAAGCGGCAGTTGAAAACAGAGCAAATCACAGACAAGCTGATTCATCTGTGCTTTACCTGCGACCCGTATCCGGTTGGATATGATACTATGCCCACACGGGAGATTATAAAAGCAATTAAAGGAAGCGGAAATCACGTCCAGATTCTTACGAAAGGCGATGGTAGCAGGGATTTTGATTTACTGGACAGTAATGATTGGTACGGCGTTACCTACGCAGGATATGATGCCGGAGACCTTCTTAAACCCCCAATACCTGAACCAGGCGCCACAGCGTGGATTTGCAGACTTGCGGATTTGCAAAACGCAAGCGAATATGGAATAAAAACGTGGGTATCATGTGAGCCGGTCCTTGTTCCGGAAGCTATTTATTCGCTGATTGAGAGGAATGACGAAATCGACCTTTTCAAAATCGGTAAACTCAACTATCATCCGTCGAACATCAATTGGCATGACTTCGGAATTGAAGCTGAACGGCTTTGCCAGCAGTACAAACGCAAGTACTACATCAAAGAGGATTTGCGGGCGGAAATGGAATTGCAGAAGGAGAGTGATCAGAATGAATGATAAAACGCTTGATGCCCTTCAAAACTGGAAAGGGAGCGTTTCTTTCGGTGACCATACAAACGAAGCGGATGAACTGAGACGGTACAGGGATACCGGTTTGACACCGGAGAAGATTGCCTCACTGAAAGATATCGCAATTCGCGGTGATGGATACCACAAAAAATATAGCGCCGCTTTAGCTGATCTGGATGCAAAGGACGCAGAGATAGCTACCCTGAAAAAGGCGCTGGAAATGATGTATCAGGATAATAAGGGATACAACCATGACGGCACGGGAAATTCAGCGTATTACATACAGAAAGCGAGGGCTGACAATGCGTGCTAGAACAATTTATGAGCCTTATGCCTGGGGCATCTTCCACGGCCTCAAGCATTTCGAAACAGTTCCGCATCCCTGCCATATCCGGGGGACCATAGCAATCCACGCGGCAAAATCAACTCCAGCACATGCAAGCATCCAGTTTTTTAAATCCCTTCTGGAGCAGACAGATGATCTGACCAAAATAAAAATGTTCAGCCCCGAGTGGGTAAAAAGCCTTCCTTATGGCGCAGTTCTCGGCACGGTGGAAATTATAAACTGCGTCCCGGCAGAATCAATCCGCGACGGGCTCCCCAAATTGGAACGGGTATTCGGGGATTTCTCGGACGGCAGATATGCGCTTGTGCTTGCAGACCCCGTACCATTGGAGCGGCCGGTTCCAGCCAAAGGGCAACAGGGCTGGTGGAACTGGGAGAAAAACAAATCAGAATAGCGGGTTGAAAGGGCGGTGATTACAATAGGATTTCGAAAAATGCGAGGCGTTGACCTTCCGTACATAAAGCAGGGATTGATTTATTTTACCTGCCGCAACTTCAACGATCAGCCGGCAATCGTTCAGCACAAAATCAATAACCTTTGTCTGGAGTGCGGGAAGGATCACTATCAGGCACTGTTTGAAGTGGTGACGTCAAGCAAAAGCATTTCGCGCATTGCGATGGACCATCACATAGATGAATCTTGGCTATACCAATTACGGAAACGCTTTTATGTCAAATGGTAAACTCCCCGATAACTGCACGGAATATGATTTACAATGAGAGGTAGAAGGAAACTTTTACCTCTCATTTTCGCTTTGAAAGGATGTGAAAAGGCATGGCCAGACCCAAAAAAATAACAAAAGCGGTAGTCCAAAAATTGGAGGAAGGTTTTTTAAAAGGCCTTTCAGATCAGGAAGCCTGTCTTTTTGCGGGGATTGCCAAGCAAACGCTTTACAATTATCAAAAAGAAAATGCAGAGTTTTTAGACCGAAAAAACCTTCTAAAAGAGAATCTTAAAATGCAGGCAAAGTTAAACCTTGCGGGAAAGATTGAAACGGATAAGGATATCACCCTTTCTTTGTGGTATTTAGAGAGGAAATGCAAGGATGAGTTTTCACCGAAACAGGAGATTGAACATTCCGGTAGCATCAACAATCCACTGGACGGCCTGACCACAAATGAATTAAGGCAGTTGTTGAAAAATGACACTGACACCAGCACAGAAACAAGCGATACGGCTTGAAATCTCCCGGCGGGAGAGCTGGGAGAAGTACAGCGCGTACGTTGAATATGTCCATGAGGGACGCTGGATACCGGCCCGCGCGGTAGTTTTCCTTTGCGATCAGGTACAAGACTTTGTAGAGCGGCCGACGGAAGCGCCATATGAAATTCTAATTATTTCGGTTCCGCCGCAGCACGGTAAATCCATGACGGTAACAGAAACGCTCCCTAGTTGGTATCTTGGCAAAAATCCGTACAAACGCATTATAGAGATCAGCTACAATGAGACGTTTGCACAGCTATTTGGCCGCCGAAATAAAAATAAAATTGAGCAGTTTGGATTACCGGTTTTTGGTGTGGAACTTGCAAAGTCCCCAAATAACAATACGGAGTTTGAAATTGACAACAACGTGGGCGGCATGATCAGCCGCGGCGTAATGTCCGGCGTTACCGGCCGCCCGGCAGATTTGATGCTTCTTGACGACCCAATTAAAAATCGGCAGGAAGCGGACAGTGAAACTTACCGCCGCCGCCTCGCAGACGAATGGGAAAACAGCTTTAAAACGCGCCTTTCTGCCGGCGCAAAGGTCATCCTGATACAAACGCGTTGGCATCAAGACGATCTAGCGGGCCATATCATCCGAAACGAAAAAAATGCAAAGGTCATTAACCTGCCGTGCATTGCGGAAGAAAATGACCCTCTGGGCAGAAAGCCGGGACAGGCGCTTATGCCGGAGATCGGCAAAGATGATAAATGGGCGCAGACGTTTTCAGAGACCTATAAGACACAAAGTGGATCCCGCGCCTGGAACGCCCTATATCAGGGCAGACCGACCAGCGCGGAAGGAAATATTTTAAAGCGCGAGTGGTGGCAGTATTACGACGTCCTTCCAAAAATGAACCAAAAGGTAATTTCGGTGGACGCGACGTTTAAAGATGCCAAAGACAACGACTTTGTTGCTATACAGGTTTGGGGAAAGCGAGGCCCCAATTGCTATCTGATCTATGCGTATAAAGGCCACTTGAACTTCCCGGCAACCTGCAAAAAAATCCTGGAAGTTAGAAACCTTCATCCGGACGTCTGGGTGACGCTCATTGAGGACAAGGCTAACGGCAGCGCAATCATCCAGATCTTACGCAATCAGATTCCGGGAATTGTACCGGTCAACCCGAGCGGGGGAAAGGTTGCCCGCGCGAATGCGGTTTCCGGTCATATCGAAGGCCATTATGTCTACCTTCCGAAAAACGAACCGTTTACCGGGGACTTCGTAGAAGAATGTGCAGACTTCCCGAACAGCCTCCACGATGACCAGGTAGACTGCATGACACAGGCTTTGAACCGGCTTATCTACTGGCAGGCGGACGACATCCCGCCGAAAGACGACGATCAGCCGGACTATGACGATCAGATAGACAATTTCTTAAATTTTGGAGGTTAAATATGTTTGCAAAAAAGTTGAAACAGGAAAACGAAAGCCTGCGTATGCAGGTGAGAGAACTGCAAGATAAACTCAATCGCGCCGGACAATCCGGATTGACCCGAGATCAGCAGCTTGACAATCTATTTTCCTATAACGGAAAGCCCCAGAAGGAGAGAACCGATGAGGATTAAAACTGACCCGGTGGACATTTTTGGAGAGGCTCAAAAAATCATCGAATACAACCAATCGATTGATCTCTATGAAAAAGTCAAAAACAATGAGAACTTTTTCATCGGAAACCAGTGGGAAGGTGTAAATGCTCCGGATCTCGAAAAGCCGGTGCTGAATATTCTAAAGCGCGTTGTATCTTACTTCATCTCTACAATTGTCTCGGACGATATCAGTGCGCAGGTTTCGCTTTTTGGTGGTAAGGCAGACCCAGACACGGAAATCATGCTAAAAATTGTTTCAGCGCAGTTTGATCAGATCATGGAGGCTGCAAAGATTAAATTTAAAAACCGTTCAATTATCAAAAGTGCCGCGGTCGATGGCGACGGATGCTTATATTTCTTCTACGATGTTCCGCCCGAGGAGCAGGAAGTAGCTGAAAATAGCGAAGCCGCCGCACTTCCAGAGGTTCCGATGGGAAAAATCGAAGCCGAGGAAATCGATAATACAAACATTCTATTTGGGAATCCACAGGTTCAGGATGTGCAGCGGCAGCCCTATATTATCATTCAGCTGCGCCGCACAGTAGAGGAGGTTAAGGAAGAAGCACAGGCCAACGGTATTTCACGGGATCAAATTGACTTGATCACGGAAGACAACGATCCGAACGGAATCAATACCGAAAACGAGACAGGGAAAGTCACCTTGTATTTGAAATTCTGGAAGGAAAGAGGAACTGTCAGTTACACCAAGACCACACAGAATGTCATAATCAAAAATAAGACAGATTTAGGATATCGCTTGTATCCGATTTCCTATTTTTCGTGGGACAGGGTAAAAAACAGCTTCCACGGACAGAGCTGCATTACCAGCTTGATTGACAACCAAATCTTTATCAACAAATTGTTCGCTATGTCTATGGAGCACGTCAAGCGCATGGCTTTCCCAAAAATCGTATACAACGGCTCTGCAATAACAAAATGGACCAACAAAGTTGGCGAGGCAATAAAAGCGAACGGCCAGATTGATGAAAAGATCGTACAGAAAATTGACGGGACGGACATGAGCGCTCAGGTTATTCAGCTGATTGAAAAAACCATCAGCTACACACGCGACACCATGGGCGCATCAGATGCGGCACTTGGTAATATCCGGCCTGACAACACCAGCGCAATAATCGCGGTCCAGAAGTCCACTCAAATGCCGCTGGAACTGCAGCGTATGGACTTCTACCAATTTGTAGAAGATTGTTGCAGGATCTTCCTGGACATTATGCGCGTTGATTATGGCCTACGCGAAGTATCTTACACCGATGCAGATGGAAACTCCGTAACCGGGGCATTTGACTTTTCAGTTCTTGACAGCCTGAATGTCAAACTCAACGTGGATGTTGGTGCTTCGGCATACTGGTCCGAGATTATGCAGGTGCAGACCATCGATAATCTGTACAAGCAGCACGTCATAAACGACCCGATCACCTATCTGGAATCCATCCCTGACGGCTATATCTTCAACAAATCCAAGCTGATTGAGCGCGTCAAAGAGCAGAACAACCTGAAAGAACAGGTTAAGGCTCTGACAGCTCAATTACAGGCTTTACAAGGAGGTGGAGGAAATGGACTTGTGCCCGGTATGCAAAACGGCAACGGAATCGGAACTTCGGGATAATAACATTGTCTGGAAGTGCCGGAACCCGCAATGCCCCAATTATGGAAAGATTGTTGATCAAAAAGAATACTCTGCAGAAGAATAGAAAGGATGCACATTGATGAAAAAGTATATCGGTACAAAAATTATTCAGGCAGAACCCATGACACGTAAGGATTACAACAATCTGCGCGGATGGCCCATGCCCGCCGACGAAAATCCCGCTGACAATGGATTCTTGATCAAATATCCGGATGGATATATTAGCTGGTCCCCCGAAACTGTGTTTTCAGACGCATATCGACTGATTGACGGAATGACGTTTGGGCTGGCGTTGGAAGCCATGAAAAAAGGCCATAAAGTTGCTAGAACCGGATGGAATGGCAAAGCACAGCACATTGAACTGGCAAGTAATATCAGTTACGCAACAACATCCGGCACTATTGTCAATTGCGAACACAGCGCAATTGGGAATAAAGCGATTGCTTTTGTTGGGACATCTGGCATTCAAATGGGATGGCTTGCCTCTCAGGCTGACATGCTCGCAGAAGACTGGACCATTATCGATTAAGCACCCTACCACAGGTGCAGCAGCATAGGAAGCGCCGCCCAACCATAGGCGGCAGTACATCAGCCGCGCAAGGGTAAACCAACCTTCAGCGCGGTACCGGACGCCCAACCATAGGCGGGGAAGGACCATATTATGGAATTCGAGGAATTAGATACAAACATGCAGGATGGCGCGGAGGCCAACGATACGGACGAACTTAATCAGCTTTTATCTTTGGACGATGATGACCAGCCGGAAGAGGACTCAATAGACGGAGAAGAATCTCCCCAGCTGGGAGATCAAAAGCCCAATGATGAGCCAAAATTTAAGGTTAATTACATGGGCAAGGAAATGGAAATGAGCGCTTCGGAGCTTGTTACCGCCGCCCAGAAAGGCCTTAATTACGACCGCGTACATGATCAGCTGGAAGGCCTGCGATCCTCGCGGGAATTTACACTGCTTGACAAACTTGCACGGGAAAACGGAATGACTCGGGCTCAATATCTTGACGCCATCGAACGCGCGGATCAGACTCGACAGATTCAGCAGGAAGTTGCTAAAGGCGTACCTCCTGAAATCGCCGTGAGACTGCATCAGCTGGAACAGGACGCCAAGAGCCGCCGCCAGCAGGAACAGCAGCGCCGCGCAGAAGAGACCCGCCACCAGCAGTTTGCCGATCTGGCGCGGGAATACCCGGACATCAAAGAATTCCCTCCGGAAGTTATTCAGGCGGTCGCTGACGGGGAAACACCTCTGAACGCCTACCGCGCATGGGAAAATCAGCAGTTAAAAAACAAATTGAAAATGGCGGGTCAGCAGAAATCCGCTCGGGAAAAATCACCGGGCAGCGCCACAGGAAGCCAGCCGGGAGAAGAACCGGATGACTTCCTCACGGGATTTCTTAGCGTATGACCCGCCAAGGGAGGTAAAAATTTATGGCAATTAATCTTGTAACAAAACATGCAAAACAGATTGCAACCAGGTTTGTACAGCGGTCTTTGATCGCCGGAAGACTTTCCGAGCAGTACAGCTGGGCCGGGGCCAAAACCGTTGTCGTCTATACGCCCCAGACGGTGCCGCTTGGCGAGTATCAGCGCACCGGCACAAATAGGTACGGAACACCGACAGAAATGCAGGACATCGTTCAGGAAATGACGCTGACGCAGGACAAAGGCTTCGCGCTCACCATCGATAAGGGAAACAACAAAGATCAGAACGGCATCAAATCGGCCGGTAGAATGCTTGCGCTCCAGATCGATGAAAGATGTGTACCCACGTTGGACGCCTATGTATTTTCCCGTCTGGCGCAACTGGCGGGATTTGTCGTCGGGAATCCCACTGCACTGACCAAAAGCACTGTATGCGACCGGATCAGCGAAGGAACCGTGAAACTCGATGATTCTGAGGTTCCTCAGGATAACCGTACGCTGTTTGTTTCGGCCTCTACATACAAGATGCTGAGACTTTCGGAAGAGTTTATTGGCGTGGATAAACTGGCGGCGAAATCCCTTACCAAAGGACAGGTTGGTGAATATGACGGAATGCCGGTCATTAAAGTTCCAAAAGGCAGATGGCCTGCCAACGTCAACTTCATGATCGTCTATAAGAATTCCGCGACGGCGCCGGTCAAGATCAATGAAACTAAGCTGCATCAGGATCCGCCAGGAATCAGCGGAAATCTTCTGGAAGGCCGCATGTATTACGACTGCTTTGTGCTCGGTGCAAAGTGCGACGGTGTATATGTGGAGATCAACACTGGTTCGGGTGCAGGCACTGTGCTCGCAAAACCGACAATCGCCGCGGCGACCGGAGAAATCACCGTTCCATCTGGGGCAACCTGCAAATACACCACGGATGGCACAGACCCGCGCTATTCCAAGACCGCGCAGATTGGAACATCAGCGGGGACAGGCGTTGGAACCGTCGTGAAAGCGTATTGCTATAAAGACGGGTCCTACCCGTCAGAAGTAGCGGAAGCCACGCTCACAGCTTAAAACCGAAAGGGAGCAGGGGGAATTGTTCCCGTGCTCCCTTTTTCATTAAAGGAGGTTTTGCAATTGACTGCAAAAGAAGTTTATTCTGCCGCCCTCACTCTACTGCTGGAAACAGAGCAAACGGCGGGAGATTACGATAATTTTGCCATTCCTTTCTTAAATATCCTGCTTCCGGAAACTTTTAAAACAAACAATCTACTCAGGGAAATCAGAGAAAAAGAACCGCTCACGGAGATCCCGAAGGTAGAAAACCTCACTGACGATATCCCTTACGAACCGGAACTTTTACGCACAGCGATTCCTTACGGGCTGGCAGCGAAACTGGTTTATGACGATAACGACATGAGCAAAGTTTCCTACTTTAGCAGCATGTACGAAAGCGCTGTGAATTCATTCTCTGAAATGCTGCCGCAGGAAGTGGAGGACGTTTACGCATGAGGCTTCCGCAAATAAAGGGTTCCGCGCCGCGGGAATATACCACGAAGTATACAAAGTTTAAGGGAGTGGATTTTAGTTCTGACCCTGCGCTGATTGCGTCGGAACGTTCTCCCTGGGCGCCTAACCTGATTTCAGACACCGGAGGAAATCCGGAAAAGCGGCCGGGATGGCGCAAGCTGCTGAGCGTCGACCAGCCCATTAACGGGCTGTATTACGGTGTAATTGATAATCAGACGACCTTTCTTGTACACGGAGGTACAAAGCTCTACACCTGGAATGAGGACGGAACGACAGCGATCATTCGGGAAAACATCAATAACGGGAAATCTGTTGCTTTCGTTCTCAAAAATTCAATCTGGATCCTGACCGGAAGTGAATACCTTGTGTACGGGATGTTTGATAATCCGGATTACACGGAAGGCGGTACAGCGCCAAAACAGACGCTTCAAATAAAGGACGTAACGGAAATCGCCTATGTGCCGACCACCATTATCGCCCGCGCTCCATCGGGAGGCGGGACAGTCTATGAGTCGGTCAATCTACTACAGCCGAAACGGATCAATAAATTTCTAACGACCTCCGAAAAGACATATCACCTCGACAGTACCAGCATTCAAAGTGTAGAAAAGGTCACATTGAACGGTTCTGTAAAAACAGTGACAACAGACTACACGGTTAACCTGACAAATGGAACAATCACATTTACGGCATCAACGATGCCGACCCCACCGGTAGCGGGACAGGATAATTTAGAAGTCGAGTTTTCAAAACCCGTGGAAGGATATGCAGATCGTGTAAAAAAATGCACCATTGCGGCTCTTTACGGAATCGGAACAAATGACCGCGTATTTATTTCCGGGAATCCGAATTATCGGAACACCGACTGGCGCAGCAACGTCAATGATCCATCGTACTTCCCGGACCTTAACTATGCCCGAGTTGGCGCGGAAGGCACAAGAATCATGGGATATTTGCCGCTCGGGTCCAGCCTTGCAATTATCAAAGAGGACAACCAACAGGACAGCACGATCTTTTTACGTAGCGCAGAACTAAGCACCGGCGGAGAAGTCCTATTTCCAATGCGTCAGGGAATTGCAGGCGTTGGAGCCATTGCGGCAGGCTCTGTGCGCATGTTGAGGGATGAACCGTTATTTCTTTCCCACACAGGCATTTACGGCATAGCAACCAACGCGATCACCTACGAACGGACTGTTCAAAACAGAAGCTATTTTGTAGATGCAAAGCTAACCAAAGAGCCAAACATGGAAAAGGCTGTTGCAATCGAATGGAACGGATATTTCATTTGCTGCATCAACTCAAAGTGTTATATCTTGGATGGAAAGCAGAATAAGTCCTACAAGCCTCAAAGCTACGGAGATTATGTTTATGAATGCTATCACTGGGAGAACATCCCGGCAGTAGCTTTTATGGAACATGACGGAGATTTGTATTTTGGCACAGAGGACGGGCGCATCTGCAGGTTCAACAACGACATTGCGACAATGGACAAGTACAATGACGATGGGGCGGCCATCGTCGCGCGATGGTCAACCAAATCCGATGACGACGGGGACTTCATGCGCCGAAAGAGCATGATCAAAAAAGGCTGCGGCGTTATGATCAAGCCGTTTACACGTTCGTCTGTCAAAGTGCTGCTAAGAACGGAAGCTGACCTTGGGAAGCAGGTTCGCTATGAAACAATGGATATTTGGGACTGGACAGATATCGACTTTTCCAGAATCGGATTCAACTCCAACGATGCCCCCCAGGTTGTGAGCTTCAACACGAAGCTCCGAAAATACATTGCCTTGCAGATCATTGTTATGAACGACGCTGTAAACGAGGGATTTGGAGTATTTGGAATCATCAAGCGGTACACCATTGGAAATTATGTAAAGGGGTGAGCAAGTGGCAATCACGGATAAAAAAATAAGCGAAACCACATTGACGCAGGAAGGGCTTGTCTCTGCGCCTGATCAACTAAAGGGAACTGCCCAGGAAAACAAAGCCAGGTTTGACCAGCTCACCCGCGCAATTGTGGCACAGAGCATAAATCCAATAATTGATGAACTAGCATCTTCTGCCGGCGCCGCCAATATCGGGGCTTCGATAGGAGATCTATCCGGGGACAATGTGCAAAGTTTGCTTTCTGCTCTAAAAGCTTATACGGACCATGTAGTTCTTGAAAGCGGAAATGTCACGCCTGAACAGGTGGAAAGATGGGATGATGCATGGGAAAAGACACGATCGTCCCCCAACTATGCCGGGAAACTAACCGTCCACGTAGCCACAACGGACGAAGGTTCTCTCGGGGATACGAAAGTCACCGTCCGGAACGAAGCCCTAGGCGCTTACTATGTTCAGGAGCTGGACGCACTCGGAGACACAACCTTTGAACTGCTGGAAAACCATACCTATTATATCTACCTGACAGATTATCCGGAAACCTATTTCGGCGGGGCCACTGTGGCAACGGTGGAAAGCAAGGACGATCAGACCGTCACCATTACGATGGACACGGAACCCGACACAATCGGGTGGAAGATGAACACCGCCACTGGAGAGATCACCTATACAGACGGCGCGGAAAACTTTGTACCCGCCTCAATGGGTGAATCCTTCGATGCCGGATCATGGCAGGGCAGCTGGCTAATCAAGAATATCAAGCCATGCGTACTAAAAAATGGTGTCGTGCAGTATTATCTTGACCCGAACGACTTCACTAAGAAGACGGACGGAACGGCGGCTGACATTACATCAGGTAACGACGGGGATGTCATGGTTGAGTTCCCACTTGTATATTACAAATTTTACAGTGAAACCGGATATATCGGGTGCCAGTTTTCACGTGTGGCACAGGATGGGTTCAGCGCACCTGCATTTTTCAATCTTTCCGGAATTCCGCAGACAACCATGTACATGGCCGCATATGACGGGTACAGCCTATCGAGCAAACTTCGCTCACTATCCGGGAAAACTCCCACAGCAACTACTACGATAGGCGATTTCAGGACATTGGCAACGGCGAACGGTACCGGCTATCAACAGCAGGAATGGACGAAAAGAACGCTGCTGCAAACCATGTTCATGATGGTATTCAAGGATACCGATTCGCAAACCAAGCTTGGGAAAGGTGTCACATCCGCATCTGCCGCGATCAACACCGGAACCATGAATGATAAAGGCATGTTCTGGGGCGATCAAACCGGGACAAACGGCGTCAAGTGCTTTGGCATTGAAAATCTGTGGGGCAATATCCGCAAATGGTGTGATGGTATAGAAAAATATAATAGTTCATACGAAATAAAGCAATACGCCCCATATAATGACACAGCATCTGGATATATAAATCCAGCAGCATTTAGCGGAACAAGCGGAGAATTTATTAAATCAGTAAGCATAAACGGAAGTGCGATTTTCCCAGTAGGAACAATTGCAAATGAGGCTGAGAGCGTTATTCCGGATAGAATCTATTGGGGAAGTACAGGAAGCACGTACTATCTATGTTCCACTGGCGGCAATTGGGGCGAGACCTCCAACGCGGGTCTGTTCTATTTGTACCTGGGCAGCACCGCGGCGAGCGCGAGCACGAACATTGGTGCCTCCCTTTCTTTCACTCCGCAGTAGCGGGGGACCGGGGGCGGCCAGCCCCCGATAGGGTTCCGGAGCGCGGCGGCAATTGGAGCGAAACCTCCAACGCGGGTCTGTTCTATTTGAACCTGAACAACACCGCGACGAACACGAACACGAACATTGGTGCCTCCCTCTCTTATTTTTATAATGCGTTCCGGAATCCGTAGCACTTGCTAAAAATTCGCCGCTGCGGCATGGATTAGTAAAAAATTGAAACTCCGTGAGGTAAATAAGAAATGAAGCGAATGGGATATCTTTACGAAAAAATATACTCGGAAGAGAATATTTCCGCAGCAATCAAGCGCGCATCCAAGCGAAAAAAGAAGCGAAAAATGGTACGGTGGGTGCTGGACCATCAGGAATACTGTGTCGGTGAAATTAAACAGATGCTGGAAACGCAAAACTATACACCATCACCTATGCGCAAAAGAACTATACTGGACGGCATAACCGGAAAAGAACGCATCATTTCCATTCCCAAATTTTACCCGGATCAGATTATTCAATGGGCGATTCTTTTGCAGATCAAGCCGATACTTAGCCGGGGCATGTCGGACTTTACCTGCGCTTCTATCCCGAAACGGGGCATTTCCTATGGTCAGCGCTTTGTGGAACGCTGGATGAAAAACAGAAAGGCCACAAAATACTGTGCGCAAATGGACGTCAGGCACTTCTATCCCTCCGTAAACCATGACCGCCTGAAAGCCATGCTACTGCGCAAATGCAAGGATCAGAAGCTGCTTTGCCTACTGAATAGAGTTATCGACGCGGAACCCGGCTTACCAATCGGAACGATTCTAAGTCAATGGCTTGCAAATTTCTATTTGCAGGGGATAGATCATTACATCAAAGAGCAGCTGCACATCAGGCGTTATATCAGATATATGGATGATATGATCCTGTTTGGTTCCAACAAAAAGCAGCTGCATAAAGCGGTTAGGGAGATTTCCGCAGAACTGGAAGGTATCGGACTGACGCTGAAAGGGAACTGGCAAGTCTATAAAGTGGATTCACGCGGCGTCAGCTTCTTGGGATACCGGTTTTTCCACGACAGAACCATTTTGCGCCGCTCCAACATGCTTCGCATATCCCGCAAAGCGCGCAGAACCGCCAAGCGCGGCACATGGGGGCGCAGAAACTGCGCGGCAATCCTATCTTATCTCGGATGGATTAAGCACAGCGACAGCTACCATTTTTATCAGGAACGGGTGAAACCATTCGTCAGTATAAAACGCATCAAGGGAGTGATCAGACGTGAAAATTACAAGCACAGACATGCCGCAGACCCCGTTTAAGGTCAGGAACGGGAAAGCGGTATTTTACAGCGAAGTATCCAGCAGCATGCGGACAGACAGCATGACGGGCGGTGATGTAACGGTGTGGAGCTATGAAAGGTACGAACTTCCGGTAAAGGAAACGCCGAACCTTTGCGCAGACATCGGAACGCACTACAATGATTGGCTGCTTCGCGCAAAGGATTACGAACGTACGATGCTTTCCGAAAAAATACGAGATCGCCGCGATGAGCTGCTAAACATCTGCGACGTAAAATACTGCAATTCCGAAAAATGGGACTCCATGACGGACGAGCAGAAAGCTGGATGGAGGGCATACAAACAGGCATTGCGGGACATCCCGGAACAGGAAGGATTCCCTTACAGGGCAGAATTTCCGGAAGTACCATATCAGACAGAAGAATAATGGAGGAATGACAAAATGAATTATATCAAAGCAATCTTCGCGGCGATGTCCGCATTCGTACTCGCAAGGCTTGGGATTCTGGCACCATGGGTGTGGGTGCTCCTCGTGGCAATGGTACTGGACTACATAACAGGAATGACGGCCGGGTGGGTCACCAGCTCGCTGAACAGCCGTACGGGCATCTTAGGCGTCGTGAAAAAACTGAGCTATATCGTACTTGTAATAGTAGCCATGATGGCGGATTGGGCAATTTCTCAAGGCGGGGCTTACATAGGAGTCCAGATCAAGGCACAGGGGTTCGTTGCTTTGCTGGTAATTGTGTGGCTGCTGATTAACGAACTGATTTCGATTATGGAAAACTTGGGAAGGATCGGGGTACAATACCCTGACTGGTTCCTGACGCTCTTAAAACACCTGAAGCAGACCACAGAAAAGGAAGGAGGCAAGCTGAATGCCTAATGTAGTGAGCAGGGGCACAGATGTCTCCTATGCGCAAGGCACAATCAACTGGCCGGTAGTTGCAAAAAACGTTGACTTTGCAATGATTAGGGCGACGCTCGGCTATCCGTCTCCGGGATTTACTGGGGTAGATAGGTGCTGGGAGGCAAATATCAGCGGCGCGGTCAATTCCGGTATACCTTTTGGCCTGTATCATTATTCATATGCGCTTACAACCGACGCGGCAAAAAAAGAAGCTGAAAACTTTCTGGACAAAATCAAAGGATACAAACCAACCTATCCGGTAGCGTTTGACTTCGAAGAGCCTAAACAGCTTGCTTTACCCGCTGAAACGCAGATGGATATAATCGACACGTTCATGGAAACCGTGGAGCAAGCCGGTTATTATGCAGTTCTTTACATGTCCGCGTCCCCAATGTTGGCTCTGATGCGGGCGCAAAAAGAACGCATGGGATTTTATGACAAATGGGTTGCCCATGTCGGCGTTGCGTCACCTGCGGTAAGCGGCGGTATCTGGCAGTATAGCTGGAAAGGTGAAGTTCCGGGAATCCGAGACGATTTGCCGAGCGGCCACGCGCAAAAAGGCGTTGATCTTGACTATGCCTATAAGGATTATCCCAACCTCATAAAATCAAATGGTAAAAACGGCTGGGGCAAGCGGGTGCCCACAGAACCAGTAATTGAAACGGTGCCAAAGGCAGAATATGACGCTCTGGAAACAAAATACAATGCGCTTATCAATGGAATGAAAGCGCTGATAGGAGGCTAATATGGTTGTACAGGGACGTTCCACAAAGTCAAGCTCTTCCAAAAGTTCTTCAAGCAAAAATACAAGTTACGCCGTTTCCAAATCAGGAATGAAAGTCGCTCCCGGAAGTTCTGCTTATGACCGGGTTGTTTCGCAGGGCGGCGCAAAGGTCACGCTCGACAACGGCGACGGAGGCTATGTCCGAAAAAACTCAGACGGTTCAACCACTAGTTACAATAGCAGTTACGGAAGCGGATCTGGAGGCTCAGGGGGAGGATCATACGGATATGATTATGACTTCATGGATGAATACAAAAGAGCACTCGGAGCCGCGCAGGACAGCGCCGCGGAAGCCTACCGAAAACAGATTGAGGCGGGAGTTAATCAGATCAACGCACAGCGCGACCCGCTGAAACAGCAGTACAACGACGCGGCACAGCAGGAATACATAGCAAATATGCAGTCCAAAAAGTCTCTTCCTGATCAACTCGCAGCGCAGGGGCTCGGAACTGACGGCCTCGCGGAATCTTCAAATATTGCATTGGACACCCAATACGGAAATAATCTGAACAACCTGACGCGGGATTACAATAATAGCCTTACCTCTCTTGATTCAGATATTTCCCAACTGCAGGCCACTGGAGACATGCAGATTGCCCAGAACGCCTCACAGTATCAGCAGCAGCTTGCCGCCGCCATCCTTGCACAGCAACAGCAGCAAGCGCAGTTCGCACAGCAGATGCAGCTTGCCAAGTATAACAACGAGCAGGCAAGGCAGATGGCAGAATACAACAACAGTCTGGCCATGCAGAGGGATGCGGCACAAGCGGCATTAAGCGCAGGCGCAAAATCTTCATTGGGCTCATCGAGCTATAAGCCAAATCTGACCTATTCTCAGGCCCAGAGCGCCATTAACAATGGAGATTATTCGGATGAAATCGCAAACGCCTACCAATATTACACTGGCACAAGGCCGTCGCTGACGATCAGCCCGGATACGGCCGACCAGCTTTCCCGCTGGTGGAGCGCAAACGACAGCGGTACATTTAATTCTCTCGTTCAACGGGAGCTCTCTGCTGGCAGGCTGACACAAGCAGAACTTGCCGCATGGCTACAATCGAGAGGCATGTCATAAAGGAGGCAGAAAAGTGAAAAAATCATTTAACAGCTGGCTCTCCGATATTCAAAATGAAGAGGACAAGAAAAACTATTCTGGAACAATGAACAAAGCTTTCGTTCCCATGAGCACCCCCGCCGATACGGACGGGGGTGCGTCCTTATCAAAACCGATTATGTCAGATTTCAAGCAAATAGATTATCAAACCACGGCTCCGCTCATGGGAGATTTTAAACAAATAGAATACGGAGCGCCTAAAACCACGAAAGAACCAGTTCCATCACTGTATGAATCGTTGTGGCCGGGTCTGAACGGAAACCAACCTCGAGTTGAAGACTTAATGCCTGACACAACGCTTCCAACTTATGAGCCGTTACGCCTAAACCAGGTCCCCACACTTAAAATAAATAATCAGTTCAAAAACCCGCTTAAAAAAGAAACGACCACAAATATAGCGGGAATGAATCTTCCTAAGTATACCCCTCCACCGGAAATCCCGGAAAATGTTTCAGTGCTTTTTGATGTAAAAGACGACGTTTTAACCCCTCAGCAGCTGATTTCTAAATATTCCAAAGTCGCTGAGACGGACAATCTCAGTAGCGCAGAAAGAAACAGGCTGGCAAAGCAGGGCGAAAAAGCAATGGGGAAAATATCCGCGCAGCAGATAACAGTTCCTTTCCTGCGTCCGAGACTAAACGGGGAAGTATCTCAGGATGATATTGAACGGGCGATGTACTTACAAAATGAATTGGCACGGCAAACCTCATGGGGTGCCGGGGTACTGTCTGCATTTAACGCGGCATCTTTCAATCAATTAGAAAAGCCTGTTGCCGAAAAGCTGCTTTCCCCAAAGTATGTAGAGGATCAGCGTCAGGCTATCCAACGTTCCCGCGAAGCGCAGCCGGTAGCATCTACCGTGGGGTCATTCGCGGGAGAGGCCGCAAAGTATGCCGCGCTGGCCCCCATGATCGAGGGATTGCCCATCGTAGGAAAAGCGACACAGGCAATCGGAGCAGGTGCGGCCAAACTGACAGGCGGGAAACTATCCGCAGAGATTGCCGCGAGACTGGCGGCCGGCCGTGCGATCGACCTCCCTATGGATGTAATCCGCGCGGCACAGGACAACCCGAACAATTTAGCAGGATTTGCAAAGCAGCTCGGAATAGATACCGCCCTTGGTCTTGGCGCAGACGTGGGACTGGAAGCAATCGGAAAGCTGTGGCGCATGGGGAAGAGCGCCGCCGGCACACGACTGGACAATGCTGTCAAAGATCTAAACGTTGACACCGTACCAAATATGGACTTGCCGAACGGTGAACTATTTTACAACTTGCAGGACGGGACCGGAAGAATCAAAGGAATGCCGGACTTTTACGCAGGAACGCGAGGTGTTTCCAGGAATGCGGATAAACTGAAAATCCCCATTCAGAAACCAAGCAATTTATTGGCCCTTCCCGCCGCATCCAACGATGAAAGACTACTGCGGCAACTTGAAAATCTGGATACAGGCTTCACTTACCCGATCAATGCCGTGAGCGGTGGAATCCCAAACACTGTTCCAAACTTGCAGTCAACTCCAAGCCTGAAAAATTTGGGACTTCCGGAACCGAATGCACCGATTAGGCTGTTTGATATGAATACCGCACAGCCAAAGATTCCGGTCACGACAGAATTTTCCGCCGCAGATGTTCCGTCGCCGCGCGGAAGAGAACCGCAGGTTACAACAAAATTCACAGATGCGGATATCCCTCCAGCGAGAGTAAATACCAAGGAGAAAAGCCCGCGCGAACTGGATTCCGTCAAAGAGTTATTCAGCGACATTGATGCCCCAGAGATCGCCATTGATAATCCAGATGCGGAGGCGGTATCTAAGCTCACCGGACGAGGCGTAAGCTATAACAAGGATTTTGCCCGGAATCTGGACGCGGCGGCCGGAAAGGACAAAAAAGTAAGGCAGTGGCTGAAAGACAACATCGAAACCCCATTCCTTGACGCGAAAGCAAGATACGCTGACAATGTGAAAACCAAGCTGGATACCTATAAAAAACAAATGGACGCGCTCGGCATCAAGAAGGGAAGCAAGGAAAGCTCAGCCGTTCAGTGGATAGGTGAAGGCGTCAAGGTGGACAAATACGGTGACCCGCATGAATACACCATGGAAATGCTTCGCGAAGAATTTCCGGAAAGCTGGCAGAGGATTTTACAGGCGGATAAAATTAACCGCAAGCTATACGATGATTACATCCAGAGTATCAACAATTCCCTGACACAGATCTATCCGGATGCACAGGTAAAAGCCTTGGAACGCTCTGACCGCCTGATGGACAGCATTCATTATACCAACAGCCGGATTGATGAACTGGCGGGCGATCTTGCCAACGAACCGGACATACTGAATCAGGCGAAACTAAAAGATGAAATCAGTCGCCTGAAACGCAAGGTATCGTTGGACAGCGGAGCATTTAATCAGCTTCAAAACGATATCCAAAGCGGAGATTACCTTCGCAACAAGCGCCTATTGCCGCGCAAAGACTATTACCACCACTTCCAAGAACTTCAAGAGGGCGTCGGAGGATTGAAAAATATCATTTCCACCCCGGCAGACATTGACCCGCACTTGGCAGGGACATCCGATTTCACACAGCCAAAATCCAAATGGACCGGGTTTATGCAGCAGCGCAAAGGTGCAGAATATTCATCGGATGCGGTGGGAGGCATGATCAAATACATTCCCGCAGCGGAATACAAAGTGAATATAGACCCCATAATTGCAAAGAACAGGGGAACCGTTAAATACCTGGCCGATCAGACGGAAGACTTACGCAACGCGAATAAGTTCATTGAATGGATGGGAGATTGGACAAACGATCTCGCAGGGAAAACAAATCCGATTGACCGACCGGTTCAGAAGCTGACAGGAAGGAAAGCCATGAAGGTAGTTGAATGGGTTAACAACCGTGTGAAGAGTAACGCTGTTTTAGGCAATCTTAATTCGGCTGTTTCCCAGGTATTCAACATTCCAAATGCTGTGGGATACATTAAAAGTCCGAAAAACCTTGCGAAAGGCGCAGCCGAATACGTACAGTCCATGTTCGGAAATAAGGAACTGCAAAACCTTCTTGACCAAAGCGGATTTCTGAAAGAACGATATCTCGATCAATCTATCAAACAATTTGACGAGGGAACATTAAAAGCCCCTAGAAAATTCGCAGAATGGTTGCTAAATGCAGGCGATGAAGGCGCAAGTAAATTCATTTGGCTTTCTGCATACGATCAGGCCAAAGATCAGGGAATCAAAAACGCGGTAGAATATGCCGACGACATCGCCCGCAGGGCAGTTGCCGGCCGGGGAATCGGAGAATTGCCAATCACGCAAAAAAGCAAATTAGTGCAGCTATTTGCACCATTCCAAGTTGAAGTCAATAACGCATACCAAGTGCTTAAAGAAAAAGTGAAGCAAAAGGATGCACTTGGAATAGCGGGAATATTTGCAACCACTTGGTTTATGAATAATATTGCAGAGCAGCTAACGGGAAATCGCGTAGGGTTTGACCCCATAGATGCCACGCGGGACGCCATAGCAGAAGCCAAGGAAGGCGCAAACTTCGCAGACAAAGCAACTCTAGCGGGCGGGAGAATTGCTGGAGAGGCACTCTCAAACATGCCTTACGGCGCGACCATTGCGGCGACGCTGGTTCCGGAAGAATACCGGGAACCGCTCTTCGGAGAGAATGATCCGACACGTTTCGGGACCGGAAACATTGGAGCAAATACGTTGTTACAGCCATTCTTTGATCTTGGATATAATGCGATTCAGTCCGCAAAAGGAAGCGACAGCAAAAAGAATCCGGACTGGCTTGGAACGGCCGCCAATATCGCTCTTCCGTGGGGAGGAAAGCAGCTTGACCGCTCGGTGAACGCCCTGCAGGACATGCAATACCTACCACGCTTTGACGGCGTAGGCGCGGAGAACATGCCAGCATCCTACTCCAACACCGGAAGATTTCGTTTCCCAATTGACACCAGTGATCCGCTGAACGTTTTGAAAGGTGCAGCATTCGGAAGCTTCGCAACCAACGAAGGAAAAGAATATATTAGAAGTGGGACACTGCCTTTGAGCGATAAAGCGACCGGGCAAATCAAAGAAGCATCCGGGCTTGGAATATCACCGGAAGAATTCATTGAGATCGGCCGCGATTTAAAGGAATTCAAACCAATCAAAGACGAAAACGGAAAGGTAATCACCAGCGCCGCAGATCAGCAGCGAGATCTACTGAGAGGTCTCGAAATCCCACCGGAACAAAAACAGTGGCTTGACCAGTCGCTAGTTGGGGAGTTAAAGAACCCGAGGGACTATTCCAGCAACGACGCCTATATCCTTTCCGGACTCACGGAATCACAGCAAAAAGGATATAATAAATTCAACGATGGCAGGTTTACGGTTGATGAGTATGTCAGAGCCATCGATGCTATCAGGAAGATTAAAGGAAAGGATGAAAAATTGAAAGCGATCAGAAAGCTGGGATATTTACAGGATGGAGCGGAACGACTCTATGAAATGATTAATTATCGGGAAAAAGACGAATAA